AGTGATGTTAGCCCACACTTCCATGCCAATACCACCTGCAGCAAGACCTGCATCAACAGTATTCAGGTCAAACATACCAAAGGTCATTACTGTAGCAGGACGTCCTTCATAGTACATGTCATTCATGAATGGATCATTCTGCATGATAGCAGGATCACTGATAAGAATACCAACAGGATAAGCACCTGTTGGGATGCCCATGAGGAAGGTGTTAGGAGCTGCAGGAAGCACTGACACCAATCGACCCATTTTAGCAGGAGCACCATCTGCCAGTGCGCCAATAACACCACCACGTACAATCGGGAGCTTGTCAATGAATGTAGGCACACCATCAGGTCTACCTGAACCCTTGAAATTGCTTCCAATCTTAAAAGACATATTTCTTTCCATGTTATTCCTCCTTATTTTCTACCGAAACCATTCATGAAATCATCAATGGATTCAGTCTTACTTTTGCTTCCAGAACCAAAGGTAGCTGTGATAGAGTCGGTAGTTACCTTCTTTTCCTCGTCATCATCCTTGCTCTTTTTATCATCATCATCCTTAGCATCATTGCAATCCTTACCTTTTAGATAAGTAAGGATTTCTTTAAGCACTTTCATCTCTTCAGATTCATGCTTTTCTGATTCAGCATCAGATGTGACCTTTTTGTCATCATCAGCTGTGGTGACCTTTTTGTCATCATCATCTTTGGCCTTGTCATCATCTTTGGCCTTGTCATCATCTTTGGATTTTACTTTCATAGTTCCTTTCCCTGCTATGCCAGTTGTACCAACAGCATAGTCTTTTGTATCGCCATCATCATCTGCAGCTGCATCCAAGGTGTCAAACAAGGTAGCTGTAGCATTGACAGCATCTTTAACGAGTGCAGAGTCATACGACTTTGCCCCACGAAGGTCATCAAGGAAGCGGGTAAGCTTCTCTTTCCCTTCATTGTCAGGAAGAAGCTCTGCTTTAGCCATTACAGAGTCAACAGTGAGCTTAATCTGCTCTTCTGTAACATCTGACTTGGTAATTGTCATGAGCTGATCCTTGACGGATACTGAGTCTTTTGTTCCAGAAAGAGTCTTACCCAATCTATAGAACAAACCTGATTTTTTCATACGGCCTCCTTTACTATCCATAACTCTCACAGACGGGCCACCTCTTGCTGCTTGGCAAAGTGCAAGATGGTTGACCTCTGTTATGCACGTAACAATAATCTGATAAGCTACACCCTCATAGAACTTCTCTTCTGGTAGCCACTCACAAACACAGTTATATCCGGGGCTTACTTCACGGAAGCCATTATCATAATAAGCTATAGCTTCTTCAGACAGTAGTGTAAGGGTGGAGTCAATATATACCTCTCCATTCCTATAGTTGGCCACAGCAATATCACCAGAAAGACCATTGCTTAATTCCTTGCTGTTTCTTGGTGTGACAGGCTGATTAGGGTGCTCTACTGTTATGGGAAGACGAGTGAACAATGGTGCAGCCTTAAGCATTACAGGTGCAGAACGGTACACATTGAACTTCTCATAGTCAGCATAAGCTTTAGGCATATCAATAAGATTAAGATTTAACGTAGGTACTTCACTTCGAGCATATGTGTACATACCTGACTTAGCTATAGCTACATTCTTAATTAGTTTTGTTACTTGCATCAACAGGCTCCTTCTTCATGCTGTCATTGAATACTTTCATATCACGCTCATCACTTAGCTTAAGTACTTCTTCAGGTACATTGATTGACTTAAAGAACTGCTGTGCCTGAAGTATAGCTGCTCTAAGAGGCATACCGGCCTGTGCAAGTGAGTTTACTGTGGCAGCAAAGCGAGCTGCAGATTCTGCACGTTCAGCCTCAGTAGCTACAACAGGATTATCAAAAGTAAAGCGCAAGGTGTCTTTATGTTTAGCTTCCTCACTGTCCTGACCAAAGGTGTCGTAAATAGACAAGTCCTTCAATGGTGTAAGTGAAGGAAGTATCTGCTTCTGACTCAGTCTTATTGTTTCAGACTGTTTAAGGAGTTCTTCCTCAGTATTGTTGGTAAATCCTTTAGACTGTGTATGGAATAGGACTGCATCAGGTATTCCTGACTGAGCACAGATATCATTCTTAAGAAGTTCACCCAACTTATCATAGCCAGCATACGTTCTATTTACTGTGTACACCTTTCCTGCAGCGTTAATGGTTCTAGGGTTAGCCATAGACCATTCTCTCATCTGCTCATCATTAAGGGCCATAAGCTCTTTAAGTGCAGGAAGACCTGTGGTAGCAAGCACACCATCCAGGTTCATCTCATACATAAGAAGAGACATCTGCTGTGCCATTATAGGAATAGAGGCAATCATCAGCTGATATCCAAAGATTGACCGTATGTAACCTTCAAAGTCGCTCATACCCCAACCAAGCTGACGTATAGCACCCCAATAAGGTAATTTCTTTGGCCTTATGACAGCTGATCTCTCAGTGCTAACTGACACACCAGCAAGAGGGATATAATATCGTTTAGCAAACAGATAGTCTGCTGCAGTTATGATGTAGTTAGGAACGAATACCGTGTTCCATCGGTCAGCATTAGTCCATCTACTAATACAGCCTTTATCAAGCATGTGGGCATTCAACAGTTCAGCCATAGTGTAGTCATAAGTGAGTGCATTGTCCCTCTTAAGTACAGGATAACAAACAGCACCACCATAAATAAACCCAAACTGAAGAGCTTCAGCAAGCTTGTCTTCAAATCCATTCTGTGAGTGTCTTTCCAGAATGGCAGGTATGCGTCCTTCTTTCTTCCAAAAGTCATCAGTAGAGTCAAAGTTGTATCCATTGATAAGGATACCTTTTGACTTCTTATTGATGATGATCTCTGGCAAACCACCAGAAGCGAACAGAGCTGTAGCATCCATAGGGGATATAGCCATAGGTATGTTTGCCTGATTATACATACCGGGATCATTCATTGTGCCAATACCAGTCATAGGGTTGAAAAAGCCATCTGTTGTCATTTTCTTACTATCTATGACAGCTGATTTCATACCTTCTTCCATAGACTGAAAATGTTCACCAGCTAAAGCTCTTTGACCAAGAGTCTCTTGCCACATCTCTTCTTTTACTTCATTTATGTCTGTTATGCTATGACTTCTTGAGCTGATACCATCCTTGGTAAGGGTGGATTCATTAGCACCAAGTATTGAGAAGATGTTCTTTATGTATGCAGGGTTGTTTTCAGCCTCTGCTATTTGCTTAAAATCATGCTGCATTCTTTGTTATCCTTAAAGCGTCACAGAAGTCACGCAAGAAGCTAGATGCCTGTATGATGTACCATAAGGCATATTCAGAAGCATCACAGATATGGTCAGGGGCTAAAGCACCCTTACCCTTGCTTGGGTTACCATCATCATCAAACTGCCGTGTCTTAAGACCAAGGGAGTACTGCTTCATTGTAGTAAACAGCTTAAGTCTCCCAGTTCTGAATAGTTTGTTGACAACAAGAATCCTTTCAGTTACTGAGGGATTCATTGTTCTCATGACCAGTTCAATTCCTGCTTCAGCAATCTCTGACATATAGCCAGCCATTATTTCTTTCGCAGACGCATCAGGTAGCCAGACTATGTGTTGAGAGGGGAAAGTGGCCCGGAGTATACGGGGAGCGTCAGCCACGACATTAAAGGAGAACTCTGCAACACCAAAGATGCACTCTCCCCTCTCGACAAACACTGCTGCTTTGCTGAATCCACTATTCAAATCTTGTCCAATGTAGATTGTTTCGCCATCTTTAAGAGGGAAGGGCATGTAGCTATGCACTATGTCATTATATTCAGGGTATACTCTTCCTGTGTAAAGATTAACAAACTTACCTTCAAGGAAAGCTTCAGCTTCAATAGGTGTGTACAGACTGTACAGACGATCAACATAGGCTTTATCAAGTGCTGTATTATCTTTAGTCAGTCCACGTATCTTAATATAAGGTATTTTCTTCTCATCAAGGTCACATATAATCCTATACGTGCCTTTAAGTCCCTGTGCTGTAGTCATGAACACAGCATAAGGTGAGCGACCATCTGGACACTGCACACGACATCTTTCCTGTATAGCAGTGAAAGCAGCAATAGCTTTTTCCTGTGGCAGCTCGTCCAGCTCGTCGCAAATAAATATGGAGAAGTTATAAGCAAATACTGTCTCAGGGTCAGAGACTGAGATATAGATGAAAGTTACTGTACCTATGGTTATAATGTTCTCTTGCTTATTGTGCTTGTATCTGATACCACTTAACTTCAGTACACGAAATAGGTCAGCCAACAAGGTCTTTCTCAACAGTGTCTGTGACGTACCACCTATGCCTATAACAATGTCCGTCCCGTTGTACTGACGATAAAGATCAAGAATAAGCAAATCACCAGAAAAAGATTTTCCACAGCCATAGCCTCCTATAAGAAAGAAGTAAGGTATCTGAGGGTATTGGATAGGCGCAGCAACTAAAGCTGCCTGATGAAGGTTAGGCATTATGTCCATCTTAGTATAAGTCCTCTTCCTTGATGTCTGTACCATCCAAGGGCAAGTCACTGTCTGGCGTGCTGCTACAATCGGTGGTTAAAGTGGGCAACGACGATTTTGCTACTGGACTATGTATTTCTACCGTACTCATTTTGCTTATATCCACAGGTTGTGTGATTATATTTATGACTCCGGGCTTATCTCCCATCTCAGGTCTTTCAGAGAACCGGGGATTCATCTTACCTAACAGCCAGATAGTAGCGTGGTCTTTACCTTTATCTGTCTGGACTCTGATTATTTCACTCAGATTAGTAAGTAGGTCACGCTCCAGCTCTTTTCCTGCACACTTACAACGGGCTAAGAAGAACTTATCAGCATTGAGCTGTAGCATGTCTTCAGGGGTGCAATTTGTAAGGATAAACATATCCTCAAGAAGCATTCCGGCTGAGATGCCATTTACAATCTGATCTTTTTTAGCTTCTGATACCTGTGCCATGCCATTAGTATAAACTACAATAAGCAGAATGTATAGTGGAATAAGCAAAATAAGTGCTAAAATGAGCAAAATGCTTACTTTAGCTATTATTTTAACATTTTACAGCAACAAGATGAATAAATAGGACAGCAAGTTTGTTGAGGGGTGTGGTAAAGGTCTGTAAAATAAGTGTTTTTGAAGATCCATAAAGGTAACTATCAGGGGATTTTTAGGTCTGGTGTATTTTTCAGATTGTAAAAATGCTAAAGCCACAATAAATAGGAAAGCAAGGGGTGTGTGGTGTAGGCTGTTGTTAAATGGATGTAGCTAGTCTTGTGTCTGTAGTCAGGGTATTTAGGAGGGTGGTATATTTTAGGGTGTCTGAAAATGGGTCGTCACCATATTCGACTAAGACAGGCCTATCCCTTACCTCACTCTCTAAATGGGGGTGTATCTTTAATCATACACCTCACTGTACACTAATGTATACATGTATACTTATCTATACACCAGTGTGTATCTTTAGCTATACATGTATACTTATTTATACACCAGTGTATGCTAACACTAATAAATTAAACTTAAGTTAAAATAATTAAAAAAGTACTTGACTAACTTTAGTAACCCGTGATAGCATTAGCTATGCTCAATTGAGCAAGGGGGAAGCTATGATACAGACAGATAAGAATGGATACTTGGATTCAGGACGTACACAAAAGAGTTTCAACAGACTAGCTAAAGTCGAGCAGAACGGTAATAAGTTTACGCTTATTAGCTATACGACCAGAGTAGCAATGTATGATACTGACTCGGATACGCTTACTACATATGGATGGTACTCTATGACAACAGCCCGGCATATTAAAGAGTTTGCTCGACAGTGTGGTTTTAGTGTTGGTGGGAAGAAAGAGTTATCAGGGGGAATAAAAGTATGGCACAAATAACTACACTTGACACGGCTTGTAATAACTTTAGAATTGCAATGATTAAAAGTCGAAAATCTGAAAAGATTGCGGACGCATGGAAGTCTATGGGCAAGAAAACATATAGGGGGAAAAAATGAAACGCAACATTAAAATGAAGCGCTATCAAGGTGCATGGTACTTACAACGGTTTTCAAGCTGGCTATTTGTTGGCTTGACTTTAGAAGAGTCCTTTACTTATTTAAGAGAGGTATATAATGTTTGAAAAAATCTATGCTACTGATAAAGCTGGTCTAGTTGTCAAAGCCCATATTAGCTACAATAAAGGCGCTAACTCGCAATGTTATCATGTTGTCCCTAGAGGTTATACTTTGCATGTTCAACCGGAGACTAGAGTACAATGTGATGGCTATGTAGCCATCCGTTGCATACCAACGGACGGCTATAAAACTTTCCTTCTTTCCGTTGATAGGTCAAGTAAAAAAGCTGAAACGGAAGCCGAAAAATTGGCTATGCTTAAACTTCCCTTATTACTTGACGCTGTATCAAAAGGAAAGGACTGGAAGATTATAGACTGACTACAATCCTTGCCTAGTGATAGGCAAGATATTTAAGCTCACTGATATAGTGAGCTTAAATATTCTATAGGAGGGTTAAAAATGAATGAAGAAACACTTATTAAGCCTAGTGTTTGCGCAAGTTTCGGCGAGTATATCACACTGTCAACTGGCACTAGCTACGTGCAAGGCACGGATATCAAGGTTATCCGTGCTCTTGAAGATGCAAGAGTGCGCGGCTACAAAGTACGCGTGTACTATGGCAGTAAAGGGAAGGTATGGTCAGACGAGTATGATACTATCGGCAAGGTAGGTAGGTCAATGGGCAATATCAAGATACTACTTTTGATTGCCAGTTCCCGGTCTATGGGCGGTTACGCGATTATGACAGATAAGGTTGTAAGGATTGACACCAACATTGACGTTCATAAGGCTACTGTCTATAGCAAAGAAGGGTATACTTTGCCTAGCTATACTTTAAAAGGCAATCAGGTTTATGCGGATAATGAGTTGTATGCTAACTGCAAGAGTGAGCAATCAGCACAAAGACTAGTTAATTTTATGAGTGGAAAAAGGTGGTCAAAATGAACATTAAAACAACTTATGCAGAGTATACCGACGAGTCGGTAGAACAAGGCGAATCGTCATAATCGGGATGGTATGACGAGATTGGCGATAACTTCGATTATGTTGAAGAGGCTATACAATGGCTTAAGGCTCAGCGCGTCACGCAAGCGTCGAACTATCCCTCATGGACGCCGCATACATGGTATAGTACTGACAGTACCATATCTGACTATGGTACTGGCGAGTCCATAAGCTATAGTTTTCACTTGCATGATTTTACATCGGAGCAAGAACAACAAGTATATGCTACACTCAAAAAGGATGGTTACATATGAACACATATCTTATACGACTGGTCAATGGAGATATCAAGATTGTCAAGGCAGATAACTTTGTTCTTGCAACGGACAAAGTAGCTGGCAATGTAGCTAAAGTAACTCAAATAGCAGGAGAATACCATTATGTTAAAATATGATTTTAGTACTATGATAGGGTTGAACCTATACAATGTAGCACGCAAAGTGTATATACACGGATTCAGCTTGACCGGTGTATTCAAAGACAAGGGTATTGCTTTATTACAATGCGTCGAGCAATACAGTCCTTACTATGGACAAAAGGTAGCCTTGAACATAAACAAAGAGGATAAAGTCATTGCAGTGTTGCATGACATAGATTATAGCTTACTTATAGGGGGGGAACATGACAATAAGACAGTTTACTGACGATTACATCGAAGCTAAGGGACTACGGATCATACAGCTTGCCAGGGTTACCGGTGAACCGACTTCCCTGCTAAACTTGCACTATAGTCAAGGCAATACTTTGGGTTTTCTTTATGAGTGCGCGCATCATTCATGTATACTTATCAAATACAAAGTACTAATGAGGCAATTCTTTGGTAGAGTTGAAGACTTGGATGATGAATTGTTGCTTGCTTACTGGAATGATACTGACGAATGGTTTGACATTGACAATAATAGCATCATGATGATCGCTGATAAAGTAGTTACTAATCTGGAGAAGTTATATCATGACTGACATTATGGTTGTAGTTGGTGCTATTGTTGCAATGTTCAAGCCAAAAATAGGTTTCCCGATTATGGCTATAGCCTTTATTATTGCTTTTATAAGGGGGAATTATGTATAAGCGAATTACTCATGATGAGTGGGAAGTGCAAGGATTTTATGGTCAATGGGAATGTCTGACAACTGAAGAAAGTCGTCAGGATGCTAAAAACACGTTAAAAGACTATAGGAATAATGAGGGTAATGTAGTTCATCGTATAGTAAAAGTTAGGGTAAAGAACTGAAATAGGGGTCAGTCTGACAGTAAAATGGTCAGTCTGACCGTGCTACAATCAGTCTGACAGGGAGGGCGTAAAGATAGCAAACAAGGGTAGATTATGTTAAAAGAGTGTGCAAACAAGATTAATGAAGAGAAAGGCAACAATTCTGTATAAGAGAATAAATACAGATATGGAGAGGGTAAATCTATATAATATATAGCCTTCCACTTAAAAGCCTCCTAACTATCTTTGGTGAATGCTGACTGAAGGTAAAAGGTCAAAAATCGCGTTTTCGGGGTTTCTACTAGGATATGAACTTGAAAAAGAGGTTTTCTTATAGTTTTTTGCCTCCTAACTCTTTACCCAGTAACCATTTACCAGCTCTTTCTCCTCGAAACTATTGCTTCACGGCAGGTGACTTCCATAAATAATCTTATACACCTTACTACATATAGACTTACGTTGACTGACTCCTAATTCCTATATCGTCTCTCCTGCTGAATATCTTGCTTCAACCATGTTTACTAGGAGATAACATTTATAAGCATTTTGCTTACTTTTTACACTAAAATGGCCTAAAAACTAAGCAAAATGCTTACTTTTGACGAATTATGACGATTTTACAATGTAAACTGACAAGTTGGCACGGTTTTTGTCAGCACCTCTTGCCTTTGTCCTTATGAATC